AAAAAAAAAAAAACCGCCCCCGTCAGTACGGGCGGTTTAGGTCAACTGATCAGCCAGCCACTCTGGCAACACGGGGCGATGTTCGATCAACGGGAACTCTCCAGCTTCCGGCCAGTTGCGAAGATTGCGTCGATACTCCTGAAGCTCCGTATATCTTGCGGGAGTCAACGTGGTCTGCATCTCACTTTCCAGTTCGTCACGGTGACGGCTAACCATGCCATCAGTCGCTGCGAGCTGGCCCGTGCGCCAAGCACGCTCATTGCTTGCCAACAACTCCTCCGATAACGGTAGAGGGTCGGCAAGCATCGGAAGTCCCTCGCTGTCCGCGATGATGCGCAATCCTGAGGCAGGCCCGGACAGTAGTTCGGCATGACGGTCTTCTGTGATTTCCAGCGCGTCGTCAGGTACAAATATGTTTTCAGCCGGATCGTAAAATCCGCCAGTTGTAGCCGAGTAGAAAATCATGCTGTTATGACCTCAGTCTCCAATGGCAATAATGGTAACGCCCGCCGATGAAGCAAGCTTCAGGGTTTGCCCAAGATTTAAAAGCTGTCCTCCTTGTTTGGACCTCGCCCCTACTACCAATGTGATGTAACCATACTCGCTGACCGTAAAATCGGGCGCAAAGCCAACAGCCCTTACCCCGTTATCAAACGAGATAGGCCAACTGAACGATGAAATGTTTCCTTGACCACCTGTAGGTACCGCTACAGTCACCCATTGCATAAGCATGCCAGTAGGCATCCTTTGCCGTCCGGAAGATCCTGTGACCCCAGCGAATGCACCCGCAAAAACGGCAGAATGTTTGAGCGCCGCCGTGCCACCAATCAGTCGCCATTCACCTGTTACACGAGACAACAGGGCAGAGTCTCCCTGCCCCAATACAATCGGGACCGCAAAACCGGACTGGTTTGTCAGCGTGTCATTACCGGAGACAAGAACGGTGACACCTCCACTACCAGCACTGATAATCATGACGGCGGCACCATAAGGAACCCTAGACGTTGCAGGTAAGGTGACGTTGATCGCAGAAGCCGACGCAGCGCTGATGACACCTCCGATACTGTCCAGACCCAGTACAGTATTGACAGCTACTGAATTGAAGTTGGACCACTCGACCCCGGAGCGCTTAATGAACTCGGTCGTTGCAAGCCGCTTTGAATTGTCAAACTGCGCGGCCGTAGTCCATTCTGCCCCTGCCATCACGTTAGAATATTTAAGAGCTGCCGAGCCGCCACGCAGACGCCAGGAGCCGGACACCTTCACGAGCTCGGCAGTATCTCCAAGCCCGAGAGCAATACTTACCCTCGCACCGGCCTGTGATGCCAGTACGTCAGTTGCGGCAGGCAGAAGACTCACGATCCCTACGCCTGCATTTACAAGCTGTAGGGCAGCCCCGTCGGGCAAAAAAGATGTGGAAGGCATCGTGATGCTGATTGGCGTAGCGGATGCTGCCGAAACAATTCCACCAATACTCGCAGGCCCCAGCTCCGAACTGGCGGTGAGCGGGAATACATTTGAGTATTCAACACCCATGCGCTTGGCAAAGGCCGTGGTTTGCAGTCGCAAACTGTTATCAAACTGAGGCGGCGTGTTCCCAGTCGGATTTACAAGTGCAGGCGACTCTATGGGTGCAAAGCCAAAAGTTACGTTCTGGAACGTCAGCTCAGTTGTTCCCAGGAAAATTGCACCATCAGTGATAAGTTGCCAGCGGGTATCGGCGAGCGTGGCCCCACGTTCAACGGACACCTGCATGGCGGACGTTACCTCGCCGACCCCATCCGCGTCCTGAGCTCTTGCCCATGGCCCGGACGCAGCGATGTAAATACCGTTATCACGAGCGGTCATCTGCGCTCTTACAAGTACCCTATCACCTGTGACCAGAGCTTCACCATCGACGGTCTGCAATCCAGACAGCGCTATGTTTCCGGTCGTTGCGACCACTGCTGACTGCTTGTTGTCGAGCTTAAATATTTCATCAAGAATCTTCGCGTCGACGTAAGCCCGGGTCGCAAGAACCACAGAATGATCAATTTTCAGTTCAACGTTGCTGGTATTGCTGACCAGCAGGTTGATACGAACTATCTGGGTACGGCCGGACCCTTGCGTCAGCGCCGGTTTGTATGATGGAGCACAGTTTGCCACTGCCACCATGTCACCGTCGGAATCGTACAAGGCGATTTCACGAATCCAGAACCCGCCCACTTCAGCGGGGATGACCTGCTCGGCGATGATGATCGCGTTGTTGGCAGGGTCAACCTTGAGCTGGTTTAGCGGCGCTCGACGTCGCTCGTTGATAAGTTTTAGCTGCGAGGCATCCGGAACAGGATCGGTCCCGTTGGCATCCCCGACGCCCATTTGTGCAATTTTCCATGCGACGCCCAACGCATCGGCATTCGCCTGTTTGGCGGCGCCGACGTGGGTCAAGATGGCAAAGAATTGCGAAGTCTGATCAATCATGCGAAGACGTCCAGAGTGTCGATAGTGGTTTCACGTCCACCCAACCCGACAAAACCCGTGACCTCAATATCACGTTGCACAGGTGGATAAACATCGATTTCATCGCCCTCGGAAACAGACACGGCGATATAAAGCCTGCCGGTTGTTTCCAGGCTTATAGCCAACTCCCGCATGTGCCGACTGACCGGTTTGGCGTCGTCAATAAGGGCAGTCAGCTCTTGATACATCTCTTCGGTGATGCCGGTATCCAGCACTCCGACTTTCAGGGCAAAGGTTCCGGGTATGCCCTGCGGCACTGTCTCCCACCACTCCAGCACGTCAATCAGATAACCCAACGGCTCAACCACACGGCGGATAGCGCCAATGGTGCCTTTGCGCGCATGGATGAAAAACGATGCGGCAATAGCCGCACGCTTCACCGGCTCGGACCACTCATCATCCCAGCGGTCTACAGACCAGGCCCAGGCAAGGTGGTACAGCAGGTGTGCAGGACACGTTTGCGGGTTGTACAGCGTGCGCAATGGAATCTGGGTGACTTCATCCGTAGCCACTTCAATGGCGCGCTCAAGCGGGGTGCTGTTGAGGGGGAGCAAGCTGGTCATCTCAACTCCCCCGCGTCACAGTGAATGCTTCGCACCAGGCTGCCTGCGCTTTGGTCGGGCGGATATCGGTCCAGTCCTCCAGGTCAACCCGGCTGACGCCGCTTATGTGCAACTGCGCATCTACGCCTGAACGAGCAACCTCAAGGCCCAGCCGTCTTCTGGGATTGATCCAGGCCTGCAGACGACTTTTGCATTCCGCCAGGGTGGCCTCGGTCTCAGGACCACCGCCGACCATGTGAACCACCGCACTGATCCGATACGTCAGGATCTCCGCGCTTTGCACCGTCAGGCGGTCCCCCAAGGGACGCACATCCTCGTCACTAAGATTGCGCCGAACCGTCTCGAGCAGATCCGCACCGGCCGCACCGCTGCCTTCCAGAGCGAGTACCGTGACGACCACCACCGCTGGAGAAGGGCTTTCGGCTGTCGCATCGGCCACCAGCGCCGACGCATTGCGGGCGTGCAGGATGTAGCTGTTTCGTGGGCCGGCCGTGGTAAGCCCTTCATAGGCCAGCTGGACACGCTCCTGTAACGCGTCATCGCCCTCCATGACCGCAGCGAGAGGCGGCACGGCGTCCGGATCTGCTGCCTGAATCTCCAGACGTTTGAGGTTGACGTTGGCTGCCAACTGATCAAGATCTGCTTTGCGGGCATAGGCCAGCAGCAGAGACTTGGCCGCATCGTTGACACGGGCGCGGTTCTGAAGCCGCCGATAAGCGCCCAGTTCAAGTAACTTGGTCACCGGGTCGCTTTCCAGCAGGGCGCTCCAGTTATCGCCCAAGTACTCACGAAATGCGCTCAGTTCTCCTTGATAGAGTTCTTCGAAGTCCAGGTCTTCGAGCACCTGAGGCGCGGGCAGCGCCGACAATTCAATCAGGCTCATGCCGTCACCTCCAATACTGCGTTGTCACCGAGGTAAGTGCCCGTCAATTGCAAGGTGACCTGCCCGTTCAGAACGGCCATCACCCTGACACGCTCAAGCCGCAGGCGAGGTTCCCAGCGCGAAAGCGATCTGGCTACCTCGGCCTGCACCGCGCTTTTCCAGCCATCGTTGACGGGCAAGTCCACGAATCGCCTGATTTTGCTGCCGTACTCTGGCCGCATTCGGCGGCTGCCGATGGGGGTGCCGAGGATGTCTTCGATGGACTGCCTCAGGTGCGCCAGGCCGGAGACGGGCTGACCGGTTCGGCGATCCATTCCGATCATGACTTACTCCAACGTTTCAAGGTCGGGATGCGTGCTCAGACACTGCACTGCGACCGCGTCATCTGCCTGCGCGGTGACAATGCCTTTGGCGACAGCCAGCGTGCGGCCATCCGGCAGAATCAGCGTGCGCGAGGTATACAGCCTGTCGCGGTAGGTCCGAACCGTCACGGCATCAGCGACGGATGCAGTCGCAGGTGTGACCTGATTTTTTTGAACGGCCGGTTCATCACCAGAAGCCTTGTCGCCTTTCACTGTCGCCATCGAATATCTCCAGACATTAAAAAGCCCGCAGTGCGGGCCGGGTCAGTGCTTATGGTTCGGGGTGTTGCCACCGGTGTCGATGATCTGCCCACCGCCGTGGATATCACCGGCGACGGCGAGCGTTCCGCTGATGGTGACGTTGCCATCCAGCGTGATCGTGGCTGCCTTTGCAGTGATGGCTGCAGAAGTTGCACTGATCGAACTCTCGGTAACGACGGCCGAGCTATCCCCGACGCTGATCGTCACCGTCCCGCTGGGCAGGTCAATCCTGTACGTCTTGGCCTGCCAGTCGTAGATCAAGGAACCGCCGTCGTCGAAACGCCAGACTTCAACGTGGTCGCGGTTATCAGGCGGGGCACCGCCATTGCCATACAGTCCCGGAATGAACGTGCCTTGCGACACGTCACCACTGGCACTGATCAAGGTGCCCTGCTCGCTCATTGAAGGTGCCCGCCAGTGACGCGCCTTGCCAGCAGCCACGCTGTGCCAGCGAACCCAGGCGCTCACCCAGTCGCCGTCTGAAACACGACAGACTGGAGGTGATGCGGCAAGGTCCAGCGCAACGACGTAGCAGTCCTTGACGACACCTGCGAGCATGCGGTCGTGCTCCGCCAGAGCAAAGCTCATTACAGCTCCTCAGGCGACTGATAATCGCCATCATCGTCAAAGCCAAACAGCAGCGTACCAGGCGGCTCAGTTGGCCACGGCCATTGCTCCTCGCCGAGGTAGATCCCTTGGGTCCACTCGACGACCCAGACCGCGTAGCCATCCAGCTCCGGACGAGACCAGTCCTGCGCTGCCCGGACGAACTCGGCAGGCTCAACGCCAAGACCCCAGGTTTGCAGCCTCAACAAAACAGCCAACTGCGTGGCTGCAAACGCGGCCTGCTGCTGGCATTGCTCGCGCTCGGAGCCCACGATCACCCGTGCTTCGAACCGGGCAATCAAGGCGGATTCGCCGGTGCCCTGATCGATGCCCGGCTCAAACTCAACCAGTTCGATCAGCACGGCCGGGACGGCGACTTGCTGGAGCATGTCCGGCATGGTGCCGACGTACTCAAGCCCGGCAATTGCGGCACTGATGTGTTGCTCAATGGCTTCGTACAGCGAATCAAGGCTAAAGGCTTCGTCAAACACGGGCAGTTCCTTTCAGGTACTTCTGCAGCTCGTAATTGAATTCCTGCTTGAGTATCTCCAGCAGGCGCTCATCGGCCTGTTTCACCCAGCTATCGAAGTGGGGCCTCGCCTCTTCCAGTGAGACCTTTGCTTTAGCCAACGGGAAGCGGCTGCCGTTTTCTTCGATGAAGCCGGAGCGGCGTTTGCCTTGCCTTGTTTCGGCATACGCACCTGAATCAAAGTGCTTGCTCGCGGTGCGGATCCAGATATCAGGACTACCGCCGTAAACCGTTTTGAAGAACGCGCCCTGATAACGGCGGCCGGCAACAGATACGCCAGTACGGCTCTGCCGCGCACGGCCGATACGACTGGCAGAAATGGCATCCAGACCAAACCAAAGCTTGCCGCGCATCGTCCCACTGCTCACCGGGTAGGCCCGAAGGCGTTGCCGGACAGCCGTAACCGCAATGCGCTCTTGCCGACCGACAGTCCTGGCAATGTGCGTGCGCAACCACCGGAGCGTCTTGTTGATGGCACGCCGCTGGGCCGCTACCGCCGCTTTGGGGACCGCTGCTGCAAAGTCTTTGAAGGCGTCCAGATCCGCTGCAGAAGGCTGCAAGGTGATCAGGCCGTCCTTGGCCGATTGCTTGTAGAAGCTGCCTATGCTCATGGGTTAATCCTCAAGACCAGCGTGATCAGGCCGTCGCCACCGGGCTCCATACGCACCAAGGTGTACAGCCCGCCGCCGTCGGGTTTGGACAGATCGACCCGCACCTGCTGTCTCTCCTGAACGCCATCGGAATCTGCGACACGAATGACCAGATGCGGCTCGCGCAAGCCCGTGTTGATGCGACCCAGTTTGGGTTGCAGCCAGGGTGCCGAGAACATGCCCGCCACCTCGCGCCCCTCAATGAACGCTGTGTCGCTCAGCAGATCGAACACGGCGTCATCAAGGGTTTCGATCAGTTCGCGGAATGCCACGACTACAACGTCAGGCGGATCTGCGCCCGAGGTCGGGTGCAAAGGTGCAGCGGGTTGGACTGGGCTTCGCCCGCCACACCCTTGCCGAACGGCAGCGTTTCCAGCTTGCTGTAATACGGGATACCCTGCGTGTTGACGGTCTCCATGTAGTCCGCTGGAGCGAAGGCCGAAATGTACAAGTCCGGCACGCCCTCGGGCACCAGCAGTGCCTCGTCGTCATGCACGAACGAAATCCCGGCGACCTTGCCACGGTAGCGCTCCCACACGATGCCGCCGAACTCGAAACTTTCGCGGGCATCACCGCGCAGCTCTGCGGCCTGCGCGGAGTTGAGGTAGGTTTCCTTGACCGACTTGTGAACGATCAGCTTGTTCCAGAAGTTCTTGCCGCAGAACGCTCGCGAGCCGCTGCTGGTCACGCTGCCGAGTGCGTCCTCTTGCATGTCCAGCGCTTCGCCCGCTTTGACGCGCAACTCGGTGGCCGCGTCGTTCAGGCCCATGGACAGGCTTTGACGCTGGACACCAAAGGCCGCGTAGATGTCCAGCAGCACGGTTTGGCCGTCCGCATCCAGCACCTGGCCATTGAGCGCGCCCATGCGCTGGAACTCGTGGGTTGCGTCTAGCTGACGGCGCGCCCGCGCCAAGCGGGTATTGATCACGTCCTGAACGGCCTGCAGTTCGGTTCGGGAGCCGAAAGCCCGGATGCCCTGAATTTCATCTGCCTTGATCGTGAAGCGCTCCGGCAGGTGGACGGTGTTGAACGGAATCATGCGACGCTTCGTCCCGGTGACAACCAGACCGGAACTGCCGCGCTCACCGGCAGGGACCAGCGCCAGGGTGTCGCCGTCCTTTTCGATCTGCACCGTCAGGGTCGCGATGCCCTCTTCCTGAAACAGGCCGAGGCCGCTGATGCGACCGGGCAGATAGGGTTGGTCGTTGATGGCAGCGGTGAGCGTGGCGACGCTGAATGCTTCGTCGTCGAAAATGGCGATATCGGCCATGGGGGTGTTCTCCAGAAAGACGAAACCCCGCTCAGGGCGGGGTCAGATAAACAGGGCGGTGAGCCGGAAAGTGAAACGGTGATCGATCAGCGAACGATGATGAACTGCTTGGCCAGCGCCTTTTCGGCGTCCAGATCCAGACCGGTCAGCAGCGTTTCCGCGACCTCGGCCAGCCGCACCACTGCGCGACCACGGCGAACAATGTCGGACTCAGGGAGCGGTGCGAAAAGAATCGCTGCGGCGATCTCGCTGCCGTCTTCGGCGGTCGGGTTGTAAGGGGCGAACTCACCGGACGCGGTCACCAAGCCCAGCAACTGGCCCGCGTTCAGGGCCTCGCTGGCTGCCACGTTGATCGACTCTCGCGAGATGTTTCCGGCACCTTCGGAGAGAAGGAATTCACCGGCATGGATGGGCTCCATTTTGATGGTCATTAGCGCGCTCCTGTAGAAGTCTGTCTCTTGCCGTTGTGCGCCGCCCTGCGGGCCGCGTAGATATCCTGATGATCAGGCTGCCTGGCCTGAATCTTGGCCGGTGGGTCGTCCTGCAGCGGCAGGCTGTTATCGATTTCAAAGCCCTTGCCGCTACTGACCAGCTTCTCAAACAGACGCGCCTGCACGGCCTGCTTGTCCAGACCTGCGCTGACGAATTCGGCGGGGGG